GTTGACTTACGGAATGCAAGCTGTACCTGTTTGGAGTAGATTATTGGCGAAAAATTACCGTTAGGTAAATTGCCATAACCCGATGTGGTTTGAAAAGCCATAATAAAATCCTCCTATGATATTGGCTTATTTAAAAGCTAAACATCGTAGTCAGAGGCTATATTGTTTAGAGTGCATAAAATTACTTGGCAGCTAACCTTGCAATTAGTGGGTCTATACTTTATAGGTGGTCTTCGTTACTGTTTAGACTTCGATAAAAACTAAGACACAAAGGTAGTCCAAATAAGGGGCTTTTTGTCTTAGTTACTAGTTATACTCATAAAATGTTATTTGTCAACACTTTATCTTCTATTTCCTGATAAATCGTAAATCATCTTACCAGAACGTATTGCGTTATTAATTTTTTCTTGATTAGCTTCATACTGTTTATCAGTCATCTTAGCTATTTCAGATTCTTTTACTGTGTCTGCTAACTCTGCAGCATCTACATTTGTCTTTGAACCTTTATCTACGAGTGACGCAGCAGCTTTTGCTTGATTCTTTTTATCACTTGCAGTAAGCCCTTTATCAATTTTATATAAATCCAAGACACGAACAACTGATGCAGCATCATCTGTATTTTCATATAAAGCGTTCTGAACCCATTTAGGTTGTATATCAACCCAATTATGAAATTCATCTGAGTCACGTAGTTTATCAAAATCTTTATGCGATTCCCGAATGTCATTTTCTGCACGACTCCTTGTTGCTTCTGACTTAGCTTTATTTAATTCTTCTATTTGAATATTAGCTTTATCAAAGAGTTGTTGAGCTTTCTTTTCAGCTATAGTTTCAACTATACCTGCTACATCAGGATACTCTTTAGCCCATGCAGCTATATCTTCATCAGACTTAGGTGGAACAAGTTTTTTAGTTTGACCTACTTGTTCCTCAAGTTCTTTAATCCTAGCAGTATATTCTTTTTCTTTTGCAGTAAGATGTCTTCGTAAATCGCCATGTCTCTTTTTAAAAGATTCTTCCTCTTTGCTAAGACCCTCATCTGATACTGCAGTTTCTTCTCCTGTTTCTCCTGCAGAGACTTCTTGAGACTCTTCTGTTCCTTCTTCAACCTTCTCTCCTTGCTTTTTAGCAATGAGTTCTTTAAGCTCTTGTTCTTCTTTTTTAATTTTTTCTTTAACACTAGACCTTGTACGTGACATGTATCCTGCATTCTTAGGTGTTTCTACTTCTGCTAGTTCTGGCATATATTTTCCTTTGCTTGGGGTCAACTATTGTTGAGTGGCCAATTATCATTTAGATGCTAAACCTTTTCCTCTAGGTTTAACTGTTTTAGGTTTACGTTTAGGTTTAGTTAATAGTCCTCCTTTATTTACTCCTGATATCCCTAGTGCTGTATCTAAATCTGCACCACCTGCTTTAGTTCCACCACCTTTAGGAGCTTTATCATCTTCTATTTTATTTGACACAGGAGCAACATTTTCAGTTGCTGTTTTTAAAATTCTTGATTTTTCTTTTGTACTTTTACCTGATAAATTACCTACGTTACTCAAACCTTTTAAATCAACATTTCTTTGAGAAACTTTACCTGTTGGTGTAACAGGTTTAACAGTAGTAGAAGTAATAGGATTATTTTTCATAATAGCATCAAATTTATTTTGACCATCTATCCAACCCATTTTTTCTGAAAACTTAGTAAGCCAACCAGAATTTTCTACAGCTTCATTTGCTTCTGTTCTAAGTTTTGCAGCAACATCATCTAATCCTTTAGCTTCAGCAACCATTGCCATAGCTCTTACTCTTGCAATACCATCTACATTATTGTAAGCACCTGCAGCAATATAACCAACTGGTCCTGCTATAGCTGTAGCTAAACCTTGTCCAAGAGCTTCACCACTACTTTTACCTAGTTGTGTTTCAGCCTCTTTAAGAAAATCTTCTTCTCCCCAATTATTAAAATCATATTCTTCTGTAGTACCCCAAGGATCATTATCAGGTTTATTAGCAGTTCCTGTACCACCACTTTTACTATCACCACCTTTACTTACTTTAGGTGCAGGGGGTTTATACTCAGACTGAGGTATATAACCTTGAGGAACTACAAAGCCTTGTTGTACAGTACCATTAATAGTAGGTACTTGAATTATTGGTTTAGTTGAATCAGTAGCATGAACATAAGGAACTAATATTGTAGGACTTGATTGATTTGGATATGTACCACCTTTAGGTGCTCCACCTACTACAGCATAGTTTGCAGGATTAAAAGAACTTTGATTTAATTGTTGACCTGTATTAGTGACACTTCCACCTGGAGCATAACCTGTCAATCCACCTTTAGCTGCACCCATTAATTCTTCTAATGCTTTTTCTTCTTCTTTACTTAATTCTTCTTCAGCAGTAGAAGCAATCATTGTTACAGCTACAGGTTCACCACCTATACGTCCATTCTTTTCCATGTTAGCTAAACCTATTTTAGCTTCCATACGTAAGTCTTCAAAAAACTTTACACCATAAAACCTAACTACATCAGCAGGTACAACATATTCACCTTCACTTAATTGTGCAGGTATATCATCTCTAACTTCTTCTGCCATAGAACCAGAAGGTACATCATTACCACTTACAGGGTCTTTGTTTGTACCATCATCTCTAAGACCACCCTCTTCAAACATTTCCATTTGTTTTTTCATTGCTGTACCACCTTCTGATAATTTTAAAACTTTAGGTCTTTGTAAAGGTTTTGTTGATGAACCAACAGCTCCTACAGGATACTTTGTATCATCAAAATTAAAATTGTCTGCCCAAGGAGTTGGACCATTTAATATATTATTTTTAAATCTTTCATATTTAGGATAGTTTAATTTTCCTAAAGATAATTGTAATTTTAATCCATCTATTTCAGGAGACTCTTCACCTTTTCTTAAACCTCTTGCAATATTTACAACTGCATCTATAAAACTTTCTTCTGAAGTATCACCTTCAGCTATCATTTTTTTTCTTAAAGCAGCACTAAATTTATTATTATTAAGATCTATTTCACTTTCTTGATCTGAACTTTCTCCTGCAACATCAGCTACAAAATTTTTTACTTTACCTTTAATAGAAGTATCATCTTCATTCTTTTGTAGATTCATAAGATTAGAACTTAATTTTTCACGAAATCCTGTTTTACCTTCTTTATCTAAAAAAAGACCATGCATAATACCATGTCTTACTGTATCCTCTAACCTATCATACTTATCTATATATTTTTTACGAGTTTCTGCTCCAACTGCTTGTGCTCTTTTTTGTTCATCTCTTACCCCTAAAAGAGTTGCACCTATTTCTTTCATAGTGCCTTTAAAGTCAATACCTCCTTTATCATCTCTTCTAATATAATTATCCATCTTTATTCATTTCTTCTCTAAGGTATTTAAGTCTACGGAGTGCAGAAATTGAACCTTGAGCTTTATAAAGTGTATGTACATCCTCAGCTTGTTCCATTGCACTATGATGTATTGCAATATTATGATCTATGTACTCTACAAAATTATCCCAAAGTCTTTTATTATTAACTAGTTCTTTTAAATTCATTGAATAGTTCCCTGAACCTGTTCCTATGTTTCCACCACCAGAGCCTTGTGTATCTTGTACTTGTCCACCTACAGGAGCTTCACCTTGTTGACGTGGTTGTCCTTGTTGTGGAGGAGGAGGTGGGGGTGGATTTTGTTCTTGAAACTTTTTAAGTATCTCAGCCTGTACTGCAGCTTGACTCATAGAGTTAGCTACCTTATCAGGATCTAAGTCCATACTTTTAGCAATCTCTCTAACTAAATAATCCATTCTTGCAAATGGAGCAAGAGCAGGATTAGAAACAGTCTGCATAAATTGCATAAGTCTTTGACTACGTACTTCATTAGCCATTAGACTTTCTGTACCCTGTGCTTTAACTTCCAAGTCTCCCTTTATTTCAGGGTCAAAGTCAAACTGCATGTTAAAACTAAAGAAAGCCTTGCCTAGTGGCCCTAGTAAATAGTCATCTACATTTTTAATAACACTACGGATAGAGCCATTAGCTGCATTCATAAGCATAGAAATACCAGAAGCTGTACGTCCTACACCTGTTACACCTGTTTGTCCATGTGCAAATGAAGGTAGACCTGTACTTTCATCTGATAACTGTCTAGCCTTATCAAACATCTGCATATTTTCATTAGATACATTTGGAAACTTAGTCCCAAAAATACCCTGTCCAGGTGCTCCTCCTTGTCTTCTAAATACTTTTCCAGGGTATACACTAAGATCTTGTCCAGGTACTAAATTAGTTTCATCTACCTCTATTAATAAGTTACCTGACAGTGCAGCATTATCTACTGACATTCTCATAAACCCATTCATAAGTGTTTGGGTATCATCCATATTTTCTGCAATACCTACACCAAATATACTGTAGGGGTTCATTTCATATGGAGTAGCATAGTAAGGTAGATAAGCAGGAGTAAATGGATTCATAACTAAACGTAGTACATTATTATTACATATCCATACATTAACACTAACTTGTTCTACATCTTTTAACTCATCAGGTATATCTATATCATTATTTTCTAATACATCTTTATCAACATAACCCCAAAACTCTAGTATTTCAAACCTTTCACTATATCCACCCTCATCAGCATTGTCTTCCATGACATGCTCCCACCACTCTTTATTGTACATTTCTCCTTGTGCAAGAGATTTGTCAATAGCATTAGAACGGAAAAAAGGTCTACGTTTAAGGGCACGTAGTTGAGAACGTGACATCTTATGTCTTTCTATAACATACTCTGCCTCATCCATATTATTAGCATCTGGATCAGGATAAAAGTTCCATATAGATACGTTAGAAGTTTGTGGTACAGTTTTAAATAATGGAGTGTAGACTCCCTCATCATCCCAATTAGGGTATTCTTTATCTACAGCAAATGGTCCTTTCATGATACCTGTACCAAATAGTGCAGCCTCAAATGCAGCAGAACGTAATTGTTTTTTAGCATTTGACTCTTCTAGTTGGTCATGTATTTTCTTTTCCATCTTCTTGGCTGCAACCATTGCAGGATGAAAGTTAACAGAAGTAGGACTTCCTGTAGATTTATACTCTATATCTTCTTGAACTGCACTCAGATCGTCTGTAAGAGGCCCTAGACGCTCGTTAAATTCTGGTAGGGTCTCCCCTGGTAAAAGTTGTTGTGGGTCTGTAGCCCCTGTTTCTGCCTCTCCTGTAGCCTCTTTA